GCATAGAATCCGTGATAATGAGAATCATTCTCAGCAGCCAAGCGGCCACCTAGCCTCCTTGCAATTGCAACTCATTCTCAATAGCAGTAGGCGCACCGGTCCTAGGTGAGAATCGCCGCGAGACTGAGAGCGGTTGACCTTATATATGGGTCGCAATGGCGCGACCGTTTGCCTAGGTGCAGCCCATACCGTCGCCCGGCGCTGCTGTGCCAGACAATGCGCCAAACCGCCAAACCGGCGCAAAATGCCGCATGCTGTGCCAATTGCCAAACCGTCCTAACTTTCAGCACAGCCACCTTGCCGCCTACCGGTAGGCGCTATCATTCACACATCGCCCGGCTCTCCAATCGCTCACCGGGCGACCCTGAAACCGTGACCCTTACCGCTCTCCTATGGCTGCTGCTGCCATTGCTGGCTGTGGTTGCCCTTGTCGACCTGGCCACCATGAGCCAGCCCCGCCGCGTCCGTTTGCTGCGCACCGCTGGCCTATCGCAATCCGCCATTGCTGCCCGTCTCGGCTGCAGCCGTTACCGCGTCCGTCTCGCCCTTGCTGTCGCATGATCGGACGCGTTCTTCCCGGTGAATCCGTCGCCGCTATCCGTTCCGTTCCCTCACCCGTTACCACCGCCACCGCCTTGCCATGCATCTCACAGAATCCCAAGTTGAAACCGTCGCCGCTGAAATTGCAAAGTGTGACCGGTTACTGGCCAAGCTGTGGGCAGATGATGCCCGGCAAACCGTGCTGATGCGCCGCCGTTCGCTGCTGCGATTGCTTCACGATGTGCCGATGGCTGCGCAATTGCCCATCAACTGGGAACCGCCCGCCCACCCGCAAGTTGCAAACCTGCCGCGCCAATTCCAATGAATGCCCGACTTTGGCCATCGGCCGCCGATGAATTCGAACTGCAGGATGGCGACTTCATGGCCGCTCACCCTGAATTGCCCAATGGCTGGCTGCCCGATCCTGAAGACCTGGCGCCATGGTGGCATCTCGACGCTGAACCTTAAGAATTCCAACAATGCAAACCGTTCTACTGTTCAAGGCCACAAACGACCGCAACGGCAACCCTTGCCGCGTGTTTGCCGCATTCGATCAATTCGGCCGGATCACTGGCGCATGGGATGAAGGCTACAGCGGCCATCATGCTGTGCCGCCTGAATTGCGCACCATCGCCGCCGGCTGTCACGCAATCGCCGTCAGCCAAACAACCTACCGCTCTCTTCTGCGGCAAGGGCAGCAGGCGCTTCGATTCTCTCCTGTTTGATCATCGCCAATCGCAACCGCTCACCATGGCCAAACTCTCAGACCTTAGGTTCCACCTAACCCGCGTCAGTTCAAACGTAAAAACCGGACCGATACCGGTTAGCACTTCATCCCGCGCTACTTGCCCCGCGTCCTGTCCGTTTGCGGGTAACGGTTGCTATGCAGAATCGGGACCGCTTGCCCTGCATTGGCAAAAAGTCACAGCAGCCGAACGCGGCGAACCGTTGCCCCGATTCCTTGCCGCAATCGCTGCCCTGCCTGTTGGCCAGATCTGGCGACACAATCAGGCGGGCGACTTACCCCACACTGCAGGCCGAATCAGCCGCCGATTCATTCGGGCGATCATCGCCGCAAACCATGGCCGCAACGGTTACACCTACACTCATCACAACCTGGCCACCGGCGAGAATGCGTCGCTTATCCGTTCGGCCAATCGCAACGGTTTCACGGTTAACGTGTCGACCGAATCGGAATCAGCAGCCGATCACGCTATCGCCGCAGGTTTGCCGGCAGTGCTGGCTGTGCCATCCGATGAAGAACGCGTTACCTGGCAAACAACCGCAGGCAATCGCGTTCTAGTCTGCCCAGCCCAGCGCAGCGACACCAAAACCTGTGCCGATTGCAAGCTATGCCACAAACGCGGGCGACGTGTGATCATTGCATTCCTTGCGCATGGGATCGGCAAACGCAAGGTGAACGCCGCAATCGCAGCCGCAACCTAACGCCGCCACACAATCCGCCACCATCGCCCGGCCATTCGGTCGGGTCTTTTTTTGTGCTTGCCCTTGCTGAGAATGATCCGCAATTGCAGCAACCCTAGGGGCAGCCGTGGCTGGTGAGAATGAGAATCAATCGCAGGAATTGGCGGGAATGAGAACCGTTCTCACGGTGAGACAAGAATGAGAATGATTCTCAATTGCGGGTCCTTCCGCCGCCCTGCGGCGTAGGTAATTTCGAACCCCTTTCTACAGCTAGCGGTAGGGGTATGCGTGTCGCAGCATTCCCACATGAGACGCACTTAAGACGCCAAAACGCAAAAGTTGACCATTATATGCGCCAGAATCGTTACGCGGCACTATTTCGCTTAAAACGGCGCTATCCGTCTTAAATTGCCCGTATGCAGGTCTGCAACACCAAGGAACTGGCTGAGGAGCTGGGCATCACGCAAGCCCGGATCAGTCAGATGAAGAGCCAAGGGCGGTTTGACGGCTGCTTCGCGGTGAACAGGAACAAGATCGAGTGGGACAAGGAGGCGGCGGTCAAGGCGTACAGGGAAGGCAACCCGTTGGCCAGCGTGAGTCCCACGCGTCGCAAATCAGAAGACCTTGAGATTCCGACATTCAATGAAAGTCGTGCGAAGTCTGAGCATTTTCGTGCGGAGCTTGCTCGCTTGGATCTGGAGGTCAAAGAGGACCAACTCGTGGAAGTTGCTCGTGTACAGCGGGAGGCTTTCACTGCTGCTCGTGCTGTACGGGATGCTCTGGGTAATATTCCTGATCGCGTTAGCAACCAGTTGGCTGCGGAGTCGGATCCTGTTGTCATCCACCAGACGCTGACCGAGGAGATTCGCAAAGCGTTGGAGACGTTGACCGATGCGTGACGGAGCATTGCTGTATCGGCAGGCATTTCGCGATGGCCTTCGCCCTGACCCTGATCTGTCCGTGAGTCAGTGGGCGGATCTGTACCGGATGTTGTCCAACAAAGCCAGCGCCGAGCCGGGACCGTGGCGGACGGAAAGGACTCCTTACCTCAAGGAGATCATGGACTGCATGTCTGCCAACTCCGCCGTTCAGAAGGTGGTGTTCATGGCTGGTGCGCAGCTTGGCAAGACAGAAGCGATCAACAACGTGGTGGGCTACATGATTGCCCATGCGCCGGGTCCAGCACTTTTCGTGCAGCCGACGATTGAGATGGCTAAAAGATTGTCAAAGCAGCGGCTTGATTCGCTGATTCATGAGACACCGTGCCTTGCCGACAAGGTCGCTCCTGCTCGAAGCCGCGATTCAGGCAACACGATGTTTTCAAAGGAGTTCCCTGGTGGGATCCTCCTACTTACGGGTGCCAACAGCGCTACGGGCTTACGGTCTGCTCCTTGTCGCTGGGTGCTTCTTGATGAGGTTGATGCTTTTCCGAGTGATGTGGACGGTGAAGGCGACCCTTGTGCATTGGCTGAGCGTCGTGCGTCAACCTTTTCTCGTCGGAAGATCATCCTTACGTCCACGCCAACGGTAAAGGATACGAGCCGGATTGAGACGGAATATCTGGCGTCGGATCAACGTCGATATTTTGTCCCGTGTCCACATTGCGATCACATGCAGTGGCTGCAGTGGAAGAACTTGCAGTGGCGTGACGGTGATCCAAAGACTGCTGCGTATGTCTGCGAGGCTTGCGGGGCGCACATACCAGAGCATTACAAGAGTGAAATGCTGCGCAAAGGTGAGTGGCGTGCGACGACCACAAGCCAAGATGCAAGGACGGTTGGATTCCATTTGTCCTCCTTGTACTCTCCACTTGGGTGGAAGAGCTGGGAAGAAATTGTTGGCGAATTTTTACGTGCGAAGAACGACGCTCCGTTGTTGAAGACGTTCGTTAATACCATTTTGGGCGAGACTTGGGAGGAAGAAACTGGGGCAAAACTTGGTGCCGATAGCCTTTCTGAGCGAGCCGAGTTCTATCCCGCCGGTGAAGTCCCGAAAGGTGCTTCGATACTGACTGCTGGCGTTGACGTGCAGGACAACAGGGTCGCTGTTGGGCTTTATGCGTGGGGCGCTGGTGAGGAGAGCTGGTTGATCAGTCACACAGAGATTTACGGCGATCCAGCCGGACAAAAATTGTGGGAACAAGTTGATGACCTCTTGCTAAGGGATTACCCGCATGCCGAAGGCGGAAGACTGAAAGTTTCGGCAATTGGTGTTGACTCCGGCGGTCACTTCACAAGCGAAGTGTATGCGTACGCCAGAGCCAGAAAGGGAAAGGGTGTGTTTGCTTTGAAAGGGCAATCGGTGCGGAACAAACCGCCTATTGGGAAGCCTTCCAAGGTGGATATTAACTACAAAGGGCAAGTTTTGAAAAATTCGGCTGAGGTGTTCCCTGTCGGTTCTGACACGATCAAGTCAACGTTGTTCGGCAGATTGAAGCACAACGAGCATGGCGCTGGTTACATCCACTTCCACGCCGAGGCTGGTCAGGAGTACTTCAAGCAAATCACGTCGGAGCGTCAGGTTGTCCGCTACGTCAAGGGTTTTGCGATTCGAGAGTGGAAGAAGCGACCGGGTGATCGCAACGAGGCATTGGACTGTTTTGTGTACAGCTATGCGGCGCTGCATTTTCTGTACATGCGGTTCAACAGGAACACGATTTTTGAGCAGTTTGAGCGGAGTATTGGCAAGGCTGCGAAAAAAGCAGATACAAGTGACGTATTGCCTGACAAGCCGATAGACTCAACATATCGGCCACCGCAAAGGCGGGTACGGCGCAGCAACCCTTCATTCGTGACGAGCTGGTGAGCATCCTTGTCCCGAACCTGATTTACGCGGGTGACACGGTCATTTTTGACGTACCTGCGTTCAAGGATGCCATTGGCACGAACATCGACAGCGGCACCTACACGCTCACGTGGTACGCACGGACGAATACTGCAAGTGAAGGCACGACTGTTGTTGGCACTGCTGAAGGCACTGGTTGGCGGGTAACAGTCCCTGCATCGACCACCACTGGCTTTGACGCTGGCCTGTGGACTTGGCAGGCGATTGCCACCTACAGCACGCTGCAGTACACCGCTGGTCGCGGTCAGTTCACCGTCAAGGCCACTGCCAAGTACGCCGGATCGCCCGGTGCATTTGATGATCGGTCTCGCGCTGAGATTGACCTGTCTTACGTTGAGGCAGCCATCCGCACACTCGCTCAAGGCGGGATGGTGCAGGAATATCAGATCGGCGGGCGTAGCCTGAAGCGGTACAAGATGGCCGAACTTCTTCAATTGCAAGACAGTTTGAAAGCTGAAATTGCAATGGAGCGGAAAGCTGAGAAAATCCGTCAGGGTCTCGGCAATCCCGGTCTCGCCAAAGTGAGGTTCCGTTAATGGCGATCTTCGGTATCGGCCGCACCGGCGCGTTGCAGAAGCAACTGGCTGAAGCGCAGCAGAAGAATGGTTACCTGAAGCGTGCTTACGCCGCTGCTCAGAACAACCGCCTCACGTCTGACTGGATCAGTCAAGCCACATCGGCTGACAGCGAGATCCGAGGCAGCATCAGGATGCTTCGCAATCGCGCCCGTCAACTGGTGCGTGATTCCGACTTCGCCAAGTCTGCCCTGCGTGCTGTCCGCAACAACGTGGTCGGCACCGGCATCAGGATGCAAGCTCAGGTACGCATGCAGCGTGGTGGGCGCCTTGCTGATGAGGTCAACCGACGCATCGAAGAGGAGTTTGACCGCTGGACTTCAGCCAAGCGTTGTCACGCCGGCGGCAAGCTGAGCTGGTATGACATCCAACGCCTCAGCATCACCTCTGTCCTTGAATCCGGTGAAGTCTTCATCCGTCTTGTCAAGCAGCCCTTCGGCGGCAGCAAAATACCGCTCGGCCTTGAACTTATCGAGTCGGATCTTCTTGATGATGATTACAGCGGCATCGAAAAGAACGGCAATGAAGTACGAATGGGC